AAGACCCCCACATTGATGATATTGATAGGGTTGGACGATGCTAAAATAATTATAGTCGGTGATATTATGATAGCGTGTGTTATTAACGAAAATTTCTCCTTTTATCATTGTATTTGATAAATCCATATTTTTATAAATATATGAATTATCAAAAAAAGTCGGGTAAATGCACCAGTATATTTCTTTAACTGGGTAGTTGAAATTAAGTATCATTTCTGTATTAGTGCTTTTTTGAGAAACTCCATTAGAGCATAATGGCGACGCGAGAGTAACTTTTCCAGTACATTGAACCTGGGTTATTAAGTATTCTAAGGGTTTGTTTACAAATAATTTCCGTTCTTCGGAACTTAGAAATATATAATCACATACCAGATATATACCATTAAAAATAATATCATCCTTGGTTATTGATTTTTTGACCCATGTATTATAACCGCTTCCGCTGACGCTTTCGGCTTGAGGTGTGCAATAGCACGCGTCGGGGGACGGAGGTTTATATTTATCATAAAAAGTATCGAAAAAACTGGAACAATCATTCCCACAATCCACCGATTCATTATTTTCACAAGAAAGGGTTTCTTTGTTCCCCCTGGGGTCTTTTCTAGGAAGTCCATACTTTGTATTTGGAAAATAGAATATTTGCGAAGCGGGTCTTAATTTCAGATATATATTAACTTCGTGAAATTGTAAAGCTAATAATGGCAAAGCCAATCCCGGGTCGCGATTAAACCAAAAATATAAGGGGACGTATATTTTGTTGTTGCTCGTATTAAAGATGTTAATACGTTCTGAATCTCCCATAAGTATTTTAGTCATTTGGTATTCTTCATATGTATGTGAAAGTTGGGACCATACATCCAGCCATTCTCCATAATGTCTGTCAATTAACTGACCTCCAATTTCAATATCTATATATTCAATTAATTTCAACCCTAATTTTCTGATGGGAATTTGTTGGAGACAATCTGATTTACATATGTCAAATACCACATACATATTACTTAGCAAGTCCCCCTTTCTCTGAATTTTACACCGTATTCGTTGTCCTAAATTTATATTCCCTGTAAAATATTGTTTGATTTGTTCTATACCGAAATTTGTGTAGCGTTTATACATTTGTTTAAAAAATGTAATCTGAGGATTACCTATTAAAGGTTTATCTTGTTTTCCAATTGCGTACAATTGTATTATGCCACCGCCCATAGTATAATATATATTCTGTTTTTCTTTATGTTTAAAAATAATTAATATTATTATTAAAAATAAATACGCAATTTACTAAAGATTTTAAAAATTTAGTTAGAGTATGCGAGACCACCCATACCTGACATGATTCTGAGAACGTTGTAGTTAACAGCGTAGACACGGAGGGAGCGGGATTTGTTATCATTAGTAGGATTCAAATGTTGGACTAAGACAGCGTTATCGATTCTTGAGAAATTGCATGTTCCTGACGGTTGGTGCTCTTCTGGTTTGAGGGCAAATGAATAAAGGTGTACGTGCTGAGGTACATTAACTACACGTCTGATAAAACCACCAGTGTGGTGCTCGTATCTTTGGACATCAGTGAAGTAATCACCTTGGCGCTTACGGAAGCGGTCGTGTCCATTCAATTGAAGAAGGCAATCTTTCGCACGAATGAAAGAACCATCGTACATTCCCATTGGCGCATCGCGGTCAGTACCGTAATAAGGGCACACGCCACTGCCACATTCATTGCCACCACTGCCACATCCTATATCACAAACATCCTTCTGGATTACCCACATAAGTTCTTTAACTGGGTGATTGAAACGTAATTCAGTTGATGTATTGCAAGTAGTGCCCTTGATAGTAAGGTCATTGGAGAACTGGACTTGTTCAATAAGGTATTCGTGGCTAACTTGGGCGAAACGTCTGCGCTCATCAGTGTCAAGAAATATGTAATCGCAGTAGACGCATAAGTTGCAGATGCAGCCATTTGAGCAGCAACCATTATTCTCACAGCAAGCCATTTGAACATTAAGTTTCACCTCGTGATACTGAAGGGCGATCAAGGGTAAAGCGAGACCAGGGTTGCGGCAAAACCAGAATTGAAGAGGTATGTAAGTGCGTGCGTCATCCGAATCAGAGTCAGCACCATCCCACAGTAAGGCTCTGTTTAACATTGATTTTTGGTCAGCATTGTGTGTAAGATCACACCAGATTGACATCCATTCACCGTATTGTTTATCAATGCATTGTCCGCCAATTTCTACTTCAACGTAATCAATTAAATCAAAACCCGCACTGCGTTTGCAACCCTCGGCCTGCGTTTTGTCCCATTTAATCTCTAAGTATACACGGCTGAGTAAATCGCCATTGCGCGCGACTGTGACTGAGAATTTCTTGCCAAGGGCGGCGGTGCCATTGACGGTTTGCTCGATTGCCTCTACGGCGAAGTTAGTGTGGCGTCTGTAGACCACCTTAAAGAAGGTAATCTGTGGGTTACCTGTAAGATATATGTCCTGTGCGCCGTAAGCGACTAATTGCATTAAACCACCTCCCATTTTTTTATACTATATAACAAAGAAAATAATTCTATGAAAAAATAATTAATTAATTAATTAATTATTTTAATTTATGGTCAATTTCTTAATATTTATGAAATTTAGTTGGAGTATGCGAGACCACCCATACCTGACATGATTCTGAGAACGTTGTAGTTAACGGCGTATACACGGAGAGCTTTTGCCGTGCCCTCCGCGAACTCTTGAACTAAGACAGCGTTGTCAATTCTTGAGAAATTGCAGGTTCCTGATGGCTGGTGCTCCTCGGGTTTCAGGGCGAATGAGTAAAGATGGACTGTGGCTGGGACGTTTTGAATGCGTCTGACGAAACCGCCGGTGTGGTGTTCGTATCTTTGAACATTGGTGAAGTAGTCACCGGCACGCTTGCGGAAGCGGTCGTGGCCATTAAGTTGTAATAAGCACGTGTTGGCAGTTATGAAATCAATGTTGGCCTTTCCTAATGGAACTGAATCTGTGCATCCGTCGTCGTTGGGGCATCCTGACCCACAGCTGCCGCTTGAGCACGCCGTTCCCGATACAACCCACATAAGTTCTTTAACTGGGTGGTTGAAGCGTAATTCGGTTGATGTGTGGCAGGAGTCTCCAAGAGTGATGTCATTTGAGTATTGGACCTGCTCAATAAGGTATTCGTGGCTGACTTGAGCGAAACGTCTGCGCTCGTCGGTGTCAAGGAATATGTAATCGCAGTAGACGCATAAGTTGCAAATGTCGGTATTTGCGCAGCAGCCGTTATTCTCACAGCAAGCCATTTGAACATTAAGTTTGACCTCATGATACTGAAGAGCAATCAAGGGTAAAGCGAGACCAGGGTTGCGGCAAAACCAGAATTGAAGGGGGACGTATGTTTTCATAGATTTTGGGTTTCCTTCTTGACCTCCCATAAACATTCTGTTTAACATTGATTTTTGGGCGGTGGTGTGTGTAAGATCACACCAGATTGACATCCATTCACCGTATTGTTTATCAATGCATTGACCACCAATTTCTACTTCAACGTAATCAATTAATTCGAAACCAAGTGGTTTCGCGGCGGGTCCCTCGTCTCCATCGTGGTCCTTCCAGTCAACCTCTAAGTATACACGGCTGAGTAAATCGCCATTGCGCGCGACTGTGACTGAGAATTTCTTGCCAAGGGCAGCGGTGCCATTGACGGTTTGCTCGATTGCCTCTACGGCGAAGTTAGTGTGGCGTCTGTAGACCACCTTGAAGAAGGTAATCTGCGGGTTACCTGTAAGATATATGTCCTGTGCGCCGTAAGCGACTAATTGCATTAAACCACCTCCCATTTTTTATACTATATAACAAAGAAAATAATTCTATGAAAAAATAATTAATTAATTAATTAATTATTTTAATTTATGGTCATTTTCTTAATATTTATGAAATTTAGTTGGAGTATGCGAGACCACCCATACCTGACATGATTCTGAGAACGTTGTAGTTAACGGCATAAATCCTTATACTTTTAGCTTTTTTAGGAAAACGTTGAACCAAAACAGCATTATCAATTCTTGAAAAGTTGCAAGTTCCAGACGGCTGATGTTTTTCAGGTTTTAAACCAAAGGAATAAAGATGGACATGTCTGGGGACTCCTATAATTCTTCTTGTGAAACCACCAGTATGATGTTCATATCTTTGAATGTCAGTAAAGTAATCTCCTTGACGTTTTCTGAAACGGTCATGTCCATTTAGTTGAATTAAACAGTCTTTGGCCCTAACAAAATCAGAATTGTATGCCCCTAATTGCCAATCCTTATCTGAAACACCCGAGCATTGCGGAGACATATATTTCCAAAAAGACTGATTGACACAATCCGGGGAACAGCCGCTGCCGGTTATTACCCACATAAGCTCTTTTACAGGATGATTAAATCTCATTTCAGATATATTCTGGCATGAGTCTTTTATAATTGAAATCTCATTTGAATATTGTACTTGCTCAATAAGATATTCATGACTGGATTGCGCAAATCTGCGGCGCTCATCAGTATCTAAGAATATGTAATCAGCATAAACTGAAACATTACATAAAATCTCAGGGGAGCATAGCTTTCCACAAAGTGCTTTTAAATTAATATTGATTTTAACTTCATGATATTGTAAAGCGATTAGAGGTAAAGCTAAGCCAATATTTCTACAAAACCAAAATTGTAAAGGAAT